CTGGGGCGAGAAATGACGAATAACGTCTTCGGTCATAATATGAACTAATTGGAAACCACCCAGCCGCCCCGCAGTATTTGCTATTGGCTGGCGTGATTGGGAAGAAAAGGTACTATTCGGCGCTGGGATAAAGCGGGTGTTGACGTTCTCACTGTGCGGTTGATGGGTTTCCGGGATTGATGAACTCAATCTCGTATTCCATCCATAATGTTCCTAGGGTAAAGGAGCCGGTGGCATTGGATGACAATAATCCGTCACTTGTGAGAAGGTTGATGCTACCAGTTTTGGCAGTGTCCTGGGCCGATGATCCGGCTAGAGCACTGGTTTGATACTGGGGCAATCTATCGACCTGGTTGGGTCTTATAGCCAACTTAAAGGGTTGGCTGACTTGGGTTGACTTCGCATAGACGTTTCCTGAGAGTTGCTGGAAATTTGAGGCTGGAAGCGAAATGGGATCCGCATCCCAATACGCTCCAACCTGTCCTGTTGTTGTGAAAGGCATGGAAGAGATGAACTCATATTCCAACCTAACAATGCGATACTTATCGTACAACGTAGCTAGCTGGCCAAGCCAAAGATATGGTCCCATAGGACCGTTTCCTGGAGAAGCAGGCTGCGCGGTGATGGTGTTGTCGAAAAAGAAGTCAACGCGGTCCACTCCAAAAGGGAATGCACCTGTCGTGGCGGTACGGGTAATAACCTTAACAATCTCACGATTGCGTACTCTTATGCCATTTCGAATAGGGTCAAGCTGCATTCGAGCAGCATCTTGTGTGACCACTGTACCTAACGTACGCTGGAAACGGGGTTGAACCAAGTTGCTTGTCATAGTATTTGGTCCTCGGTTGAAACCATTACTAAATCCATTATTACGATATGGAATCGGACGGGGGATGCGGCTTCGTGGCCTGCGTCTGGGAATCATATTGTTTTGAGACATAATTACTGAATGAACGGATGTTCCTCATTCACGTCTACTGGTTTTATGTCAAGATTCACCTCCCACCGCTCTATTTCAAGCTGCTGTTCAACTGGTATACCCCACGCTGCAGCGTAAGATTCGCGAGCCATGTTTGACGGGGGAACGAAGGTGGCGTTCCGCGGTTTTACATACTCACGATTTGCAACATATTGCAAGTCAACTCTTGTTGACTTATTGGATAATCGAGCTAATTGTTGGCCTATGAATTGCCCGATCGGCAATCCCATCCCAAGTGCCACTTCACACCGGCCTATGGACGCGAGATACTTGGCCACATACTTTGGCCCAAGTTGTTTGTTATCCTTCACTGTCCACGGCATCCGAGCTAACATCCGATAAGGGTTACGCACCAAGCGCCAGTTTGTCCCATCAAAGACCGGACGGCACTGGCAGAACTCTACATCACTAAAATTAAGTGTGGAGTCAAGCTTTGTTTTCATTCCAAATTGTTCAAAGAAACCTAGATCATAGTGTTTACCAACATCATTGATGATGATGACAGAATCATCACCATCGATGTAGTAACAGGCCTCTAGTTTGTAATATGAACAAAATGCTCTCAAAAGTGCGTAATTTATCAGACTGTTGCCCAAGCCTGTGTTTTGATCCCCAGACATACGAGTACCAGCTGTTCGGTACCGTGTTCCATTCTTCGTATATCCCTTGTTGTCCAGCTGATATGACAACAGTGTCCTTAGCTCCTCACTTGGTATACACTTGTTATAATACCAGTGTTCCAACTCAAGCAATTCAATACCAACATGGGCATCGAATTTACTATGGTCCAGAAGGAGGGCTTTAGGATTAGCGAAGTATTGCCATTTGGCATGTAGATCTTCTCCGCGTTGTGTTTGATTACGAGATTTGGCAAATGTTGGGGTGCCAGATATATCGTTGACCTGATATACGGCTTGCTCGATAGCATGCAAATAAGTTGCAAGACGGAGGCAATAACGCTTGTTCCTATATTGGATACAGCGGGGCGGAGTGTATTTGATGGGGTCTGACTGGCCTAGCAACTCGGCTAGGTCTGCCGCATCATGATACTTATCGTCCTTGAGAAACATCTTAACATCACCATCGGAAGATTTGATGGGAGTGCTTTCTAGTGTTTCTTGTGCCTGCGTCATCAGTAGTTTCTTTCCACCAGCACACCTGGAAATGATGTGCTCTTCCGTTGTGGGAACTACTGGTCGAATGATGGGGCGCAGGAACCTTCTCAATTTGTTCCTTGATGTATATCGCGTGCCATCATCTACTTGGTGTCGTTGTTCTAAAGCTATTTTCTCATTACAGACGCATCCTTTATGGGTGTAGATTGAGAAGTCGGCTTGGCAGCCTGCATAATCGAATAGCTTGGTTGTTGCACGGTTGTCCATGCAATCGCACGTCCCGACGTTAACCGAACTATTTGCCAAAGTTGGAAATTCTTGGGGTTTACCCTTGAAGCAAATAGCCGGGAGACTGCGGTCTACCTATTTAGAAGCCTTGGGCACTTTGACAGCCTTGCCAAAGAACCCCTTCTTTCCGGAGATACCTTCTTGAACTAGCTTGTTGTTCTTGACAATATCCGCTAGGACAACTTCATCCTTCATTCCTTGTCGGAATTCATTCAACCTTGGTGTTTTCCAGGCGGCATGGATGGCATTTTGAACCAGATTGTATAGATCGGTGTTGGTCAATCTGGTGGTATCAAAATCACGGAGATAAGACATGGCTTTACCATGCATCTTATTCCATAAGGCTTCGGTACGTGGAGCAAACATGAATGTCAACTCAAGGTATCCGGTCAAATCCTCGTCGGCAATAACGGCCTTACGGGATCGTGCTTTGCGCAGCTCTTTTTGAGCCGGGCGTTCCACAGTTAGAGGGGTGACACGAGCGGCAAATATTGGCTTATCCGATTCTTTGACCGGACCACTCTCCCTGGTAACTTTGAGCGACTTACAGTTTACCCTTGGTAAATTGCGCTTGGTGGGTTCCTCAGTTGGGGCTGTCGTAGCAAGTGGCGGGCTTGCTAAATCCGTAACACTTGTAGCAATAGATGTTCCTTGCTTCAAATGTCCAGCCGCTGGCGACAGTGGATGTCGATTCACTGTAGCAGATGACGCGCGAGTCACATTCGGGGCACTTGCGCTGTTCGTTCCATCGCGTGATGTACCGCTTCTCCTTAAAGAAGGCATCGAGGACGCTTTTTGGGTGCCGGGTGACTTTGAGCCATTCGTTCCACCAGGTCTCACCTTTTGAGTGGGCCTTGTGGCAGCGTCGGACTTGTCTTTGGAAATTTTGTTTAATTTCTTGCGAAGTCCGGTTAGTTGTTCTTGTAGAAATTCTACACGCTGACGGAGATCGAGGTCTGAGGCAACCTGATGGATGTCCGTCTTCGACCAGCGGTACTTTTGCGAGAGAGGACGCTGACCCTGTCTCACTTTGAAGTTTTCCGGCCGCTTGGTCGGTGTCGCCTTGCCCAATTTGGGTCTTAGAGGGGACGCCCTGCCCTTTACGGGTCTTAGGGGTTTTGGCTGTTGATGGCCAATCAATTTACCCAATGATTGGTCGGTGGTACAGCTTGCACCTAATGGTTGGGAGGCAGTCGTTGCTGCGTCGCAAGTCTTTGTAAGCTTCAAAGTAGCCATATCTAGG